GCAGCGCAACGGGGCAAGCCTCAGACCGTGCTGTCAACAGCTCACGACCTGTCGCTGGCGTGTCAAATGTTTGAACGGGTCGCCCCGGTGCTGGTGGATGTGTTCGGCGCAAAGGCGAAATGGGGTTATGGCCGAATGGAATTGGAAATGCCCGACAAGTCGAAATGGTATGTCCGCGCTGCGACCCCCCGAGCTGGTCACGGTCTCAGCTGTGATTTGATTTGCTCCGACGAAATCATGGGCATCAGTGAAGAAGTCCTGTTCAGTGGTTTGAAACCAACCCAACGCGCCAGGAACACACGAACAGCTGGCGGAACACCAATGCATGCGATGTTCTCCACAGCAGGAACCCAGGCATCCACAGCCATGCTGAAATTACGGGAACAGGGATTGCGCGCAATTGACGCAGGCGTTCCGACCAGTTACCTGTTCATGGAATGGAGCATCCCGCCCGGGGTGGATGTGTTCGATGAGAGCTATTGGAAATATGCCAACCCCGCCCTGGGGTATTTGGTGGACATCGAGACAATCCGCGATGAGGCCGGCGACGGTGACCTGGCATCATTCATGCGCGCGTCGCTCAATACCTGGGTGTCAACCGAAAACGGATTCCTAGCACCTGGGGTTTGGGATTCCTGCGCCGGCGATGGCGCACTACCAGCTGGCGGATTTCTCGCGGTTGACAGCTCGCTAGACGGGGCGCGCTATGTGGCTGTCAGGGCATCAGCTGACGAATCAGGAATCGTTCATGTGCAGGTTGAATTTGTCGTCGACACGCTCGCCGAAATGGTCGCCGGCATTACCCGCACGATGGACGCTGACCCCAAATTGACCCTGGCCATCACCCCGAGCCTGGACACCCAGTTGCGGGGATTTGAAAAACGCAGGCAGACAGTCGGCTATGGAGAACTGCTGAAATTCACCGGGCTGGTTCGGTCGCTAATCACTGACGGCCGTTTGATTCATCGCGGGGAAGAAATGTTGAATGACCACATGAACCGCGCAGTCGCAGTTGTTCAGTCGCATTCATTGGTGCTCAGCTCTAAGCGTTCACCGGGCAGCATTGAGCTGGCGCGCTGTTGCGTTTGGGCAGCTGCACTTGCGTCGCAACCCAGGACACGGGTCAGGGCAGCAGTCGCATTCGCCAGGTAGGGGGTGGATTTCTCTATCTCTAAAAATCTTTTGAAATTTCACACATGACATCCACCCTTGCGTCATACTTTCCTGGTATGGCATTTTTCGGTCGTAATAAAGCCCCCCAATTTGGTGCAGCGTCCGTGAAGGCAGCTGCCGGTGCAGCAGGCATCGGTCAGTCGATTGGCTACAACTACGACACATCACGCGACCGTGCCATGACCTTGCCGGTCATCAGTCGCGCGCGCGACCTCATCGTCAGCCTGGTGTCGAGCTTGCCGATAAATGAATTCACTGTGCAGTGGGATGCCACCGAGCAGGAATACATCGAAATGCAGCTGCCTGGCGAATCGTGGATGACGCGACCCGACCCGACAGTGACCCGTCAATTTTTGCTGGCCTGGACGACGGACGACCTGATTTTTCACGGCTATTCCGTGTGGTATGTGACCGCTAGGAACTATGAGGGTCGACCATCATCATTCATGCGTCTGCCACCATCGGGTGTTTCGTTCCCTGACCAGCCGGGCACAGTGCTCACTGGCATGCCCCGCGAAATTATCTATCAGGGGCAACAGCTGAACCCAGCAAACTGCGTCGTGTTCCTGTCGCCGATTCAGTCCCTGTTGTCAATGGGCTGGCGCGCAATTGAAATTGCTCATCGCCTAGACGATGCAGCAATGCGATTCGCCACGAATGAAATCACAGCTGGTTATTTGCAGCAGACCGACAACAGCGAACCGCTGGACGGTGACGAACTTGCAGAACTTGCATCGGCATGGCAGCAGGCTCGCAAAGTGTCGGCAGTTGGCGCATTGAACAGCAGTGTGAAATGGGTTGAATTCCAATCCGACCCGTCAAAGCTGCAATTAGTTGAGGCTCGCCAGCATGCAATGTTGTCGCTGGCCGATGTCGCAAACATCCCGCCGTTTTTGGTTGGTGCTCCGACGAACAATTCAATGACCTACACGAACGCGCAGGATTCTCAGTGGCTGCTTTACAAGTACGCATGCGCCCCGTACATTTCTGCTATTAGTGAGCGTCTCTCAATGGATGATGTGCTACCGCGCGGACGGTTCTGTCGTTTGGATGTCTCCGAATTTGTCGACCAGGCCGAAACCGCAGAACAAATGACGCAATCACCAACGACGCAACCACAAGAGGAAATGCAATGAACCTTGAAATCGCTGCAAAGCTCCACGCAGTCAACGCTGCCGGCGCAGACGGCCAACCACGACGCACAGTCGAGGGTGTCGCAGTTGAATACAACACCGACGCAGTCGTCAGTGACGGCACACTGGTGCGATTCCTGCCAGGGTCGCTCCCAGTTGACGGTGCAGCACCAAAATTCATCCGAGACCATGATTTGTCTCAGCCATTGGGCATCGTGAGCGAGCGTGTCGACACATCCGAAGGAATGTTGTTTTCCGCCCGCATTAGCGAAACCCGAGCCGGCGACGAAGCTCTAACACTTGCAGCTGACGGCGTTTTAGACGCTGTTTCTGTCGGTGTGGAACCCATCGATTATTCATTCGACAAGCAGTCGGGTGCAATGGTCATCAAAAAGGCACGGTGGCGTGAACTGTCATTGCTTGCATTTGGGGCGTTCCCCGGTGCGCGCGTGGCATCAGTTGCAGCTGCCGAACCTGAACCCGAAACCACAGAACCCGAAACAGAAGGAAACCCAGTGGAAATCACCAACACCCCAGCCGAAGCAGCACCAGCTGTTGAAGCGTCCATCCCTACTCAGCCAATTTTTGCTGCACCCCGTCGTGAACAGCGTTTGCCATCAATGAGCGAATACATCGCGAGCTATGTCGCCGGTGGCGATTCGTTCATGACAATGAACAACGCAATTCGCGCAGCAGCTGGCGACCAAATCGTGAGCAATGTGCCGGGAATCATCCCGACCCCCATTGTTTCGCCCGTTTTCGACGGACTGGTGGCCTTGCGACCTGTGGTCGAATTATTTGGGGCTCGCACAATGCCACGCGCAGGTGCGACATTCATTCGTCCATACATCGACACTCACCTAAGCGTCGCACAGCAGTCGACACAGCTCACAGCAGTGTCCGCAACCACACAAGTCATTGAAGACAAAGTGGTCAGCAAGCTCACTTTCAGTGGCCAGCAGACGCTTGCGGAACAGGTCATCGATTGGAGTGACCCTGCTGCAATTGACATCGTGGTGCAAGATTTTGTCTCGCAATACGCTGACGCAACGGACAACTACGCAGCTGACCAGCTCTTAGCAGGTGTCACTCAGGCATCCGCAGCGAATGTTGATTTCACCGACCCTGACGCAGTTGTCGCAGCCATTTACGCAGGCGCAAAGACCATCGCGTCTTCATCAAATGTGTTCCCTGACGCGATTGCTGTGTCAATGGATGTGTGGCAGCAGCTCGGCAGTCTCTATGACACAACAGGCCGTCCGCTTTTCAGCACCCTGAACCCAACCAACGCACCAGGAACAATGAACGCTGTCGGCACAGTCGGCAACATTCTCGGGTTGCGTTTGGTCGCGGACAAGAATTTCGCAGCGAAGACCTGCATTCTTGCAGTGGCTAACCCACGCTCGAAGGCAGGTTTTGAGGTGTATGAAGACCAGCGCGGATTGATTTCCGTTGAGGTTCCATCCACACTCGGACGCACCCTTGCGATTCGCGGTTACTTTGCGACGACCACCATCGACGCAACAAAGACCTACAAAATCACACAGGCCTAGTCGGTACTTAGGTAAGGGGGTCTGCACATGGCGACATTTACAGTCACGCATCGTCAACGCATCAGCAATGTGTGCGTAGTGCAGACCCTCACGCCGACCCAGGTCGCTGTTGGTGGTTCAGTCGTCGTTGCAAATGTGCATGCCAATTTCGACGGCACATTCACAGTCATTTCGACTGAGCCTTACCTGTTCGTAGATGTTGACGAATACGGGGATTTAGTTTTCGACTATCAAGTCCCTGTCGAGAATCAAATTTTCTATGAGCACAATGGCGACGACCTCACCCGTGAGGCCTGCGACGGAACTGTCACATACAGCCCCGTTTGCACCTGGGTGACAGTGCAAGATTGCCTGGATTGGTTGGGGGTCTCCCCAGCAAGCGCAAATGACACTGCATTCGTGACCGATTGTGTTGCAGCTGGAAATGCTGTGGCCTATCGCCGACGCAAAGCTGCCGGCTATTTCGATTCCCTGAGCGTCTCCCCTGGTGGCGATGTTTCCCTGGGAACCGTGATGTATGCAGCTGCGCTTTATCGCGAACGCGGTTCGATGGATTCATTCCAATCATTCAATGAATTTGGCACAGCTCCCGTCGGGGGTTCTATGGGTCAGATTCTCCGACTGTGGGGATGTAACCGTCCCCAAATCGCCTAATGGGTTTGCTCAACGATGCGACCGGTCTACTGGTCGACATCCTGGAAGACGCAAACCTCACAGTGACGGTTGACAGTCGAAACGCCCGTCCTGGGGTGGTCATCATTGACCCGCCTACGGTGCGGGTTATCAATGTGAACCTGTATGAGCTTTCATACCCTGTGACCGCATTGCTTGCGCCACCAGGGAACTCAGACGCAGTTTCTGCACTGCTTGAAATAGCAGACGACATCATCCTGGCCGTTCCCCAGGTTGACGGTGGACGACCCGTGTCGTATGCCGTTGGTGGGCAAGAATTGCCCGGGTACGAAATAACCGTTCTAATGACCGTTACAAGGTAGGAAAAAAAATGGCAGTAGCAAATGTGGTGACCGGCAAGTCCATCACCCTCACAATCAATTCAGTGGCATTCACCGACCAGTGCGTCAGCTCCACGCTGACCCCATCGGAAAACCCCATCACTGGCGTGACCTTTTCAGGCGCGTATGCAGCAAAGGGCATTCCGACCTGGACGCTTGAAGCCGAAATCATGGCCGACTGGGGTGCGACCAGCTCCATTTGTGAATCACTGTGGACAGCAGCCGAAACCGGTTCAAATGTCACTTTCACAATGGTGGCAGTCACGGGTGCATCGTTTACCGGTTCCGTCGTTCCTGTGTTCCCATCCGTCGGTGGTTCAGCTGACGCTGCGCAAACCATTTCGCTGTCGTTCCCTGTGAACGGCACGATTACCGAGACATTTAGCTAGGCAGGTCGACCGTGATTGAAATGACATACACGGTCGACTGGGGGGAAGGCGAAAAGTCTGCAACCAGTAACGGCTGGACAATTATCCAATGGGAACGGAAAACGAAACAAAAGTTTTCGACCGTTCAGCAAAACGGCATCGGTCTCGAAGACATGTACATCCTTGCGTGGATTGCGCTTAGGGATGCCGGTCATGTCGTCCCCGATTTTGACCGTTTCGCAAAATCCATTGTGTCGTTTGGCGGTGACGCTGCCGGCGACCAAAACCCTACGGACGGGGCAGCTGGGGAAGACGCGTAGCGGAAGTGTCGGTCGCAACCGGCATTGCCCCTAGTGAGTTACTAGCTGACCCCGTGATGTTTTTGACCATTCTCGATGTGCTGAAAGAGCAGAACAAATCATGACGACCGTTCAAATGTTGGAAGTTTCAGGCCTGAAAGAGGCACTGAAAACCATCAACAGCCTGGACAAAAAGGTTCGTCGTCAGCTCACAAAAGATTTCGAGCAGGCAGCGGAACCAATGTTGCAAGCTATGAAATCAGCAATCCCCGCTGCGCCCCCATTGTCGGGGTTTGCAAATAAATCCCGCACCCAGTGGAAAAAGAATGAAACCAAAAACATCAAACTGAAACTGGACACACGACGCGCCCGCAACCGCAACCTGGCAAAAGGCGCACAATATGAATCCGTCGGCGTTGTCAAAATCCGCACAATGTCGCCTGCACTGGCCATCCTTGACATGGCTGGCAAACGCGGTTCAAAGTCTGACCGGGGCGCAGCAATGGTTGACGGTTTGAACAATCGTTTCGGCAATGCGTCCCGCATCATGTGGCCAGCTGCTGAGGCGAAATGGCAGGAAGTCCAAATGAACCTGGAACCTGTCGTCAAAAAGGTGCAAGCTGAAATGACGCGATTACTGGGAGAAAAGTAACTATGGCAATCATCATTCCCCTGGTTTCGCAGTTTGACAATTCAGGCGTAAAAGGCGCAATCAAAGAATTTCAATCGCTGGAAGGCGCAGGCGCGAAAGCCAATTTCGCACTGAAAAAGGCAGCACTACCGGCAGCAGCTGCAATTGGTGCAGTAGGCCTTGCAGCATTCGATGCAGCCAAAGGTGCGATGGAAGACGCAGCAGCGCAGGAACTGTTAGCGAAAGCCATCGGCAAAAACACCAACGCAACCGACGCACAAATCGCAGCCAATGAAGATTGGATTTCTCAGCAAGGCAAATTGCTGGGCGTGGCGGACGATGATTTGCGTCCGGCCTTGTCGAAATTGGTTGCCCAAACAGGCTCACTCACTGAGGCACAAAAAGGTGCAGCCCTGGCAATGGACATTGCAGCAGCGACAGGCAAACCCCTGTCAGCTGTCACCGATGCAATGGCAAAGGCCTACGGCGGGAACACAGCTGCACTTGCAAAGCTTGACCCGAAACTGAAAGGCCTCATCAAAGGTGGCCTGGATGCCGAAGGCGCAATGTCAGTGCTGGCAGACACATTCGGGGGTGCTGCAACCACTAAGGCAAACACAGCACAGGGACAGTTTCAGCGGTTACAACTACAACTGTCAGAAACAAAAGAAACCATCGGCGCAGCACTGCTACCAATCATCGAAAAGGTTCTGCCAGTGCTCACCCGAATGGGGAACTGGGCATCCGAAAACACCGGCGTATTTCTCGCAGTCGGCGCAGCCATCGCCGGCATTGCAGCTGCCGTGCTACTCATCAACGGCGCAATAACAGCCTGGACAGCAATCACGACAGCAGCGACAGCTGTTCAAACCGCATTCAATGCTGTGCTGGCCATGAACCCAATCACCCTCATCGTCATCGGCATCGGTTTGCTCATTGCTGCACTGGTCATCGCTTATAAGAAATTTGAAGGATTCCGCAACATCGTGGACTCAGTGTTCGGTTTCATCAAAGGCGCAGTGACCGGTTCCATCGATTTGATAAAAGGCTATTTCTCGACTTTGCTCGGGTTCTACAAAGGCATTTTCAACGGCATCGCAACCCTGTGGAATAGCACCATCGGAAAACTGTCATTCAAGATTCCCGGCTGGGTTCCTGGTCTAGGTGGCAAGGGATTTGATGTTCCGAACATCCCCATGCTCGCCGACGGTGGCATCGTGTCCCGTCCGACCCTCGCCATGATTGCCGAAGGTGGCGAGCCCGAAGCAGTCATCCCACTGTCAAAGCTCGGGAACATGGGCGGGAACATGTATGTGACCGTTCAGGGGGGCGACCCGAACGCAATTGTGGACGCACTGCGTCGCTACCAGCGACAGAACGGTGCAATCCCCATTCGGACGGTTGCCTAAATGCCAATCGTCTACACGGTCGACTATTCGCTAGATGGCAGTTTTTGGACAGAACTGTCAAACATTGAAAGCATTTCCGCATTCGTCGGCAAATCAGGCCTGACAGATACCTACGAACCATCACGCGCCACCATCGTCATGCGCTACCCCGACGGATTCACCAGCCCCAACAATGACCTGATAGTCGGCACATGGATTCGATTCCAACGCACTGGGGGCGTATACGAAATGTGGCGCGGAAAAATCCGCAATGTCACAGTGGAATGGGGAAAACCATTTCGCTCAGGCGTAGGCGCAGCCGATTTCATGACCATCGAATGCGAAGGCATCATGGCCGAATGGGGACGGCAATCAGGCGAAAACACCCCAGTCGCAGCTAGTGACCTACTCACCCAAATGTCAACCGTCGCCGGCATTGGTTCGCTGAACTACGGCACGACATACACAGCTGGCACATCGCCACAGCTCGCAGCATCCACAGTTGACAATTCACTGCTGAACTGGGTCAATGAAGCAGCCACCACCACCGGGTCAGTGCTCAAAGACGGTTCAGGACAGCTGGGGCTGTACACAAAAGATTTCATCGGGTCATTGCCCGTGTCGTTTTCCGATGTCACCAAATCTGCGACAGTGCAGGACTATGAAGCCCTGACCTTTGATTCGTTAGCGCAGGACTATTTCACCCAGGTTCAGGTCGACATGAACACCGGCACGACAGTGCTACGCGAATCAGGTTCAGCCCCATTCCGAACATTGCGTGTCTCGACATACAGCGTCAACACAGCGCAAGCAACTGACCTTGCCGACTGGTTGCTAGGTATCTACTCCCGTCCTGGGTTTGGCATTTCTGAGGTGTCAGCTGTCGCATCATCGCAGTCGGTCATGGCGTTGGATTTGGGCTATGCCTACTGGGATTTGCCCGGCTACAAAACCAGCCTGGTATTTCGTGGCACGACCTACCAGCTCACCATTTTGGGGGTCGCATTCACGGCCGACGCTAACGACAGCCGATTCACCTATTCGGTCATCGATAGCGACCTGACCCCGTATTTCTATTTAGATTCCGACACGAACGGAATCCTGGACACCAACCGTTTGAACTGGTAAGGAACACACATGGCAACACCACCAACATTCTCAGTCGGCGCAACGCTGACAGCTGCACAAATGAACCAAATCGGAATGTGGAAAACGGGCAGCGTCACACTCACTGGTCAAACCACGGCGCAATTGAATAATTGTTTCACTTCGGATTTTGACAAGTACAAAGTGATTTACAACATCCGTAGCGGTTCAGGTTCCGCGTCTCTTTACACCCGTTTATCAGTTGGCGGTGTACCAAACTCGACTGCTGGTTCCTACATTTACGGCGGGCGTTATGTTGGTTTTCCAACAGTTGGCGCGGCAGATTTCAACGGTGCCGACCCTCAGTTTGGATTTAGTTTTTTTTCGACCTCTCCCACAGCTGCCGAAATTGTTTTGACTAATCCGTACTCGGCTATTCCTACACCAATGAGCGGAACTTTTATGAATGTAAACGCCGGGTGTTTTGTTGGCGGTTATCACAACCAAAGCACGGCGTATGACGGTCTTTATATTTACAACAGCTCATCGCTCGCGATGTACGGCTCAGTCACAATTTTAGGAATTCGTAACTAATGGAAAAGCCAACAAAAATTGTCGTGGATTGTTTGACAGGCATTGCAGAAACGACAGAAATGACCGATGAGGAATTAGCGGAACATGAAGCGAACATCGCTGATAGTCCTAGCCTGTCTTTTGAGTAGCTGTGGCTACCAGGGGGGCTATCGCTACCCGTGTCAAGACCCTGTCAACTGGGAGACAGTCGAATGCAACCCGCCCGTGTGCAACGCATCAGACACTTGCACCGATGACCTACTACCTGAGGAAATGACCCGTGCCACCAGTACGACAACACCCTGACAAACGGCACACACCCGAAGAAATCCACGCCCGACTGATTTTCGTCATCGGGCTGACCCTGGCATTTGTTTTTGCATGTTCCGTCCTGGTCATGCTGTACGCGCTGGTTTTCGTCACCCAGCCAATCAATAAGCAAGCACCCAACGACGCAGCATTCATCGACCTGGTGTCGACCCTTTGCGTATTCATGACAGGTTCGCTCGCCGGCGTTCTCAGTGCCAACGGCCTGAAATCAAAACCAAAAGACAAGGAACCAACACCATGAAACGACTACGCGCGTTCATTCGAACACTGATTCGTTTGGAGAAAAAAGCCGAAGAAATCACCGGCAAAGATTTGGACAAGCTGGTCGCTGAGCGCATCAAACAGGAACTGAACGATGGCAGCGAAAAAGACAACTAATCGCCCCTATCCGTACTACCCAGTCACCAAAGCTGCAAAGGGTAAAAAGCCCGGGACGGAATGGTTCGTCCACGCTTGCGAGCGCAGATACAAATTCAAGAATTTGGGCACATTTGTGGTTCGTGACATGCGGGGCAAGCCTGGCCAGCTATCGGTGCATGCAACTGGTGCTGCGTTGGATGTTGGGTTCAATGGTCAAAGCGCAAAAGTCGTTGCGGATGCGTGGCAGTGGTTCATGGACAACACAAAAACCCTCGGGATAGTCGAGGCGCACTGGTACACGAAACCAGGCACAAAATACGGAATCGGCTATCGCTGTTCGCGCGGTGAGGGTGATGCCGGCTGCATCCTGTGGGATTCCCAAAATAACGGGGGCAAAGGCGGGGCGTGGTTTCACATTGAGCTGGCCGACGAATTTGCATCATCGGAACAAAAAATGTCTGAGGCATGGCGGTCAATCCCCCGACCTGAGTAGCCTCAGCGACGGCATCAGGCTGGGAATCCTGATGTCGTGGGACATCGGGCTGTGCCGGGTTTTTATCCTTTCCCGGCACGGCCTGCGCCCGAATGCTTGAAACATTCGCAAGCGTTTTGATACAGTGGGGTTCCCAGCCACCCAGGGCTGACAAAACAAAGGAAACCAAATGCGTCACATCGTCGTCATTCCATGTGGGGGAGCAAAGCTCAACCACCCAGCACCCGCTGCTGAGCTCTACACGGGCTCAATGTTTCAGGACGCATTACGCACTGCGCGAATGCTCACCAACGATTCAGACATTTTCATCTTGTCTGCCCGTTACGGCCTAGTCACTCTCGACCAAATTTTGGAGCCATACGACATCAAAATGGGCGACGCTGGTTCAATCCATGTCGACGATGTTCGCATGCAGGCCGACTGGTACGGCATTGAGGATGCCTATGTCAGCGCACTACTGCCGAAGGCATATTTCCGCATGCTTGACAACTCACTGGCATTCCCCTACAAGCTGCAAAACATGTATGCAAACTGTGCCGGCATCGGCCATCAAAAGCATGTCCTGTCAGAACTGCGCAAAGGATGCGCAGCATGAACCCCTGCAAAGAACCCCAATGCAAGCGTGGCAACTCAATGGGGGACTATTGCATCGAACATTGGTACTCATCGCGCGGAAAGGTATGCCCAGGGTTTGAGCCGGGCGGGGAATTCACGCGTCCCGCCCTGGCTCGCAACACTGTCGCAGTCGGTCGCCAGCACACATCACGAAAAGCAGCTGCAAATGCACTGCCAAAATCAGGAACGAACCGTGCCCGCATTTTCCACTACATCAAAGCCCACGACGGTGCAACCGATGAGGAACTGGAAATCGCATTGAACCTTTCAGGCAACACAGTGCGCCCCTGTCGCGTGTCCCTGGTCAATGACGGATATGTGCACGACACAGGCCGTCGCCGGCAGGTTCGTTCCGGTAACGACGCAATCGTATGGGGCATCGCATGAAGACCGTCGGCTATCGCATGTATGTCAGCAGTGACCAATGCACATTGGTTCAGGTCTTCATGGACATCCACACAGGTTTGATTCAGTCAGTTGAGGTTTCCACCAGGGAAACCCCATTCGACCGTTGGGAACCGAACACCACACTGAGGGAATTCCATTAGTCGCATCATGGCCATCGCTTTACTGTTCACAATTGCCACACCAGCGCAAGCAACAGCGACGGAAGGGTCGTGCCCCCAGTGGCATGCGCTCATGCGTCGTCACCATTTGCCTGTCGCCATTTTCACCAAATTGGCATGGCGCGAAAGTCGCTGCGATGCCCGCAGTGTCTCAGCTGTCAGGAAATCAACTGGCCGTCCTGATGTGGGAATTTGGCAAATTCAGGGGAGCTGGTCAACCTTGACAATGCACACCTGTAAGGTCAAAAGAAATCAAGTCATCAAAGCGTTGCAGAACCCCGAATGTAACGCGAAAGTCGCGTCAGTTTTATGGGCTGACGGCAAAGGCGCGTCAAATTGGCGCGTCAATTCAGGAAAAAAGGAAACCAAATGAAAGAACCACAGGTCACTGTGGCGTTTCGTCTGCCCGTGCAAATGATGCATGAGCTCGACACGATGCGCGACAAATTGAACCGCACAAATAAGGATGTCCCAGGATTCAAGCCCTGGAAGCGTTCAGATTTGTTCCGCTATCTGCTATCTCTGCAAATGGGGAGCGTCACAAAATGACCGACGCAGAAATGATTCGAGGCCTCATGGCCATTCAGGAACGGTTTATGCTCGCCGGCGATGACAGCCACGACGAAATGTTGTCACAGTGCATCGCGCGCATCATGTACCTGCCGAAGCAGGTCGACAAAATGCTGCACCCAACTAACAGCACCCAGGAAATCAACAAAGTGATTTCGTTCATTTGGGGGGTTCCCGAATGAGCCTGGAAGATTACGAACCCGTTGCGGAACGCCTAGTCAAGTTTTGGGCTGCGCATCCTGATGGTCGCATCGTCAATGAGCTGGTGACATTCGAAGGTGACCGCTGCATCGTTCGCAGCTCGATTTACTTTCACAAGGATGACCCGCATCCCGTCGCAGTGGATTTCGCCGAAGAAATCAGGGGGTCATCGAATGTGAATCGCCAGGCGCACATTGAGAACTGCTCCACATCGGCCACAGGACGCAGTTTGAGCCTGTGCGGGTTCGCATCAGCGACCGACGGGTCAGGTGCTGGATGGCAAAAGAAACCATCGCGGGAAGAAATGCAAAAGATAGAACGACGGGGTGAAACGACCATCACATCGCCGGCGAACACACTTTCCGAAGCGCAGGAACGCGCTATCCGTGCCATTTGCAAATCAATGGGTCGCACAGTCCCCAGCAATCTGCAATCGCTCACTAAACAGCAGGCCTCGCAGCTCATTGACCAATTGAAAAACGGAACCCAGCCATCGCCGGCTGAGGATGAAACACCGGAAGAACCATTCTGATGACTGATGACATTGTGACCCGACTACGGGAACACGCCAATGGAGACTTTGAAAAAACTTCCGAGTTTATGCTTGGTCTTGCAGCCGATGAGATTGAGCGCCTACGCAAAACCATTATGGAAATTAACGCGCACCTATCTGATGCCCTTTACAGCGATGAATGGAAGACCCGTGAATATGCCATCGCAGCTCAGTCAAGGGTGGAAATGGAACACGGTCATGATTGATTTCATTTGCTTTATCATCACCCTGGCATCAGTGTTTAGTGCTGGCGCATTCTTTGGAATGGGCATTGAAAAGGTGAAAAACAATGGCCATTGACGCAAGCGAAAAAATTTGGATGGACAAAGTCGTGCACATCGCGTTGATGTGTGGCTGGTTAGTTGACCACACGCCCCCTATGCGCTACCCGAACGGGGCTGTGCGTACTGGGGGGCTCAAAGGCAAACCCGACCTGTGCCTGATTCACCCAGCTGGTCATGGCGTGATTTGGGCTGAGCTCAAAACCGAAAAAGGCAAGCTGTCCCCTGAACAGGTCAAAGTCATCGGCGCATTGCGCGCAAACGGGGCGGAAGTGTATGTGTGGCGACCTAGTCAAATTGACCTAATTGCTGAACGGTTAGGACGCTCAGCATGAACGCTGCGACAGGGGTTTGGTATCTCTCAATGATTATCGCCGGCATGGCGGGGCTGTACTGGCTCAGTCGCTAATGGCTCGACAAAACAGAACGATGGCTGCATGGCCTGGCGCATGGCGGTTCCCCGGTTGCATGGGGTGGCGGAGAACACACGGGAGCGTGGGTAGTTCAGCCATGTACCCATTGCGCGCAGTAGGAACCGAATTGGTAACAGTAAGTGCTGAGGCAAATGAATGATGTGTGTGAAAAGTAATGATGTCGTGAGGCGCGACAATAAAGAATGCTCGGGAGCTCCGGTGTGGCAACGGGGCGGGGGGGATTACTCAACTCATGTCTAATCGTGAATACAACTCAGCGGAATACAAGCGCGCCAGGCGCGAGCTACTCGAAGGCTCACCCTTGTGTCACTGGTGTGGAGACAGGCAAGCAACTGAGGCTGACCATTTAATGCCCGTCCAACAGGGGGGCACATGGCGCGATGGCATGGTTCCCAGCTGTAAACACTGCAACGCAAAACGGGGAGCAATCATGATTAATAATCAGACAGCACAACGACTGAACACCCGCAACAAAATCGCCGGCATAAAGACCGACGGCAAGCGCAGCAAAGCAAGCGCGCCAGCAAAGAAACCCGCACGGCCTGGTGTTAGCAAAGGCTCGACACCAACCGACCGCGAAGCAGCAGACACGCAAACGAAAAACGAAAACGATTTCGCTTTTTTTGACACGGAAATGACGACCCCGAGCCCCTATCTTCCGTCTATACGCAAAGGTTCTGAACGGCCAAAAATGAAAACGACCGAATTTGAAACGAACGCAAACGATTTAGGGATGACGCTCCCGAGATTGGAAACTCGCGTCACGGGCGATTACAGCGACGGCCACCTGGTTGCGCAATGGTCGAGCATGCACCTGGGTGTCGAGCTGCTCCCCTGGCAATTGCATGTGGTTGACCGCATGTTCGCCGGCGAGGTTGCTGGGTCGAATGAGTATTCAACGCGTCAGGCCTGTATCAGCACGGCGCGTCAGTCGGGAAAGTCAAGTTTGATTGCCCCGATTATTGGCGCATGGCTGACGACGCTCGCAGCGCAACGGGGCAAGCCTCAGACCGTGCTGTCAACAGCTCACGACCTGTCGCTGGCGTGTCAAATGTTTGAACGGGTCGCCCCGGTGCTGGTGGATGTGTTCGGCGCAAAGGCGAAATGGGGTT